ATACGTCATAGTACCTACTTTTCGCACTCTATCCCAGACTCGGCGCGCAGTCCACTGCGGGAACGTCTTTTTCACATCCAGCGCACACATGGCCCCGTTGAGTTGACAGACGTTGACGAACATAACCGGCTTGGTCTTCTTAGCCTCAAATCCGGCCTTTGTGTCGATTAGGATTGTGGGATATGGGAAGTCCAGGTGCGAAGTAAACTCGTAATTACGGCTCTTTATCTCAATCACGTGGCCGTTGACCGTTAAATCCTTGCTATCTGCGTATTCTTCCTTCTTGTCCTTGCCCTGGTAGGACATGGGTGGTGACTTGACGTCATACCCGCACAACCTGAACCTTTCTGCAACAAACAGTTGCCATAAGTACCCCTTTAACAGCTCCCTACAGAACAACTCAGGATTATCCATCCACTTTTTCTGCATAAACACAGTATGGCACACGTAAACCACCTTGACAACATGTTTTTATTGTGTCATGATAGTTACAGAAAGTTGATGAACCATGAAACCCGCCAGGATAAGGGCCTTGAGAAAATCAATATTCGACCTAATCGAATCTGCAATGGCGCATGACTGCTCCGGGATTGCTGTAGATTACTTGCTTGAAGCCAAGGAGTTGGTTGACGTTCTCTGCTTAGAGTTTGACGACGAAGAGCCTGAGGAATTGGATTTCGGTTAACAATCCCACAGATAGGGACATGAAGAAAAAAGAATACGACCACTTTATTGGCCTGTGGAAACACAAGGTACACGGCCATGAAATCAAGTACCAAAAGGACGGCAAGCAGAAGTCCGAGTTCCGCAAGGACGAGCGCGAAGCCCAGCTCAGGGCCGACTACTGGAAGGTCACGCTTGAGCACCCTGCGCCAGGCTCTGAGCAGGAGCACCCTGTCCTGTTCTGGGAGAGAATGCTCAGACAGGCTGCAGAGCTCCTTCTGAAGAACCCCACAGACCAGGACATCGCTAACGCGTGTAGGACGGTAGCTGCCATGGCTACTGCCTCCATGCGCGCTGCTAAGTACATCCCTGCGCCCGTCATGGACACCGAAGACGAGGACGGCGCAGTGTCCAGCACTGGTGTAACCGGCATGTCTACAGAGCAGATGGAGGCGGCGCTTGGAAATACCAATAAGGCCAGCTAGGCCAGGAGACCGCAACTACATCATAGAGTCCTGGGTACTGTCCCTACGCAAGCAGTTCCCGTTCAACAAGATGTCTGCGGACACCCTAGCCAAGTACAGCGAGAGAGTAGAGGCGCTAATTGGAAAAGCCATCACAATCGTCGCTTGCGACCCAGTTAACCCAGACGTCGTTTACGGATTCGCCTGCGGAGAGTCAGGAAAGTACCTCGGCGTGGAATCCCCTACGCTGCACTATGTGCGGGTCAGAAAGAAATTTAGACGTCTTGGAATTGGAACTTCCCTTGTGTCTACACTGTTCCCGAATGGCGAACAGCTAGCATACACCCACATTACGAAGGTGATACACCATGCAAAACTTGAAGACAGGTGGAACCTCAAAACCTACGATCCCTACTACATCGAAGCTGCCCTGTACGACAGGGCCAGGGATTTCGACGAAAGGGCCCTTCAGGGGCGTAGTCGAAGCGCAAAGAGCTCTGTTCAATCTGGGGGCAATGGACCCACCGGAGCTGCAGATTCGTAAGGGCAAGAAGGGCGTCTGTAGAATCATCATCACCGACAGCAACTTCCTAGAGGTCCAGACGGAAGAGGATGGCCCCCGCAAGGGCGAGACCATGTTAATCCCCATGAGCAACGTAAGGCACGTGTGCATCGGGTAAAGAAGACCAGCATCGCAGCCGAGCTGCTCCGCAGGAAAGGGATAGTCGATGCGTGCTTTTCGAAGCAAAGGGAACCAGTCGACGGGTGCCTTGTCCGCGGAGAGAGACAGGTTGGTATCATTACGTCACGCCGTGGCGGTAAGACGCACTCGGCACTACGTACTATCGCAAGGGATGCTGAAGAGAACCCCAAGAGCAAGTATGCGTATATCGGACTTAGCCGCGTTACTGCAGAGAACATCGCCTGGAAAGAGTTAGAGCGCATAGACGATGAGCATGGCATTAACCTTGACATGCAGGGCTACCGGCTAAGAGCCATATTCCCCAACAAGGCAGACCTGACCTTATACGGCGCAGACCAGCCAGGGTGGCTTAAGAAGTTCAAGGGCGCTAAGTACCGTGGCGTGATTATCGACGAGGCAGGAGAGTTTGACATCGACCTACATGACTTCATCTTCAGAGTCATCAAGCCCTGTCTCTCCGATGAGCGTGGGTTCCTGATGCTGATGGGTACCCCGGCCATCGTCCCCTCCGGCTACTGGTGGGCTATAACGCGCCCCGATGAAGAGAAGCGCGCTAAGGGCTGGAACGTGTACAACTGGCACACGTTCGATAACCCGTTCATGAAGGAGCAGTTCACGGAGGACATGGAGCAACTCAGGGAGATGTTTGGCGAGGGCCTTGAAGAACTCCCCTGGTTCCGCCGTGAGTGGCTAGGCGAGTGGTGTACCGACACGTCCAACAACGTCTATCGATATGACCCCGACAGGAACAACGTCAACGAGTGGACGCCAGAGGTAGACGACACCTACACGCTAGCTATCGACTTAGGCTACGCAGACGCAACTGCGTTCGTCATCGGCGTGTACAACGAACGCGTCAGCGACAAGCTAACCTTCATCGACTGCTACCACAAAACCGAGATGAGCCTTGACGAGATTGCAGAGAAGGTCAAGGAGTACCAGGCCAAGTACCACAAGCTACGTATAATCGCAGACCCCGACTCTAAGAACACCATAGCGACACTCTGCGGCGTTTACGGCCTACCGATAGGCGACGCCAAGAAAAGCAAGAAGCAGGACAACGTCGGGTACATGAACAACTCGCTGTTGACCGGCAAGGTAAACTTCCTGATGCCCCAGTGCCTGCCCTACGGCAAGGAAATCCTGGAACTCAAAAAGAGGTTCCTAAAGTCCGATGAACGCACTGAAGACGGCGTCACCCTGGGCGAGTGGAAAGAGCACCCTAAGCAACCAAACGACATGTGCGACTGTGGCCTGTACATCCACAGAGAGGCACTACACTACCTACACACAGAGCCTAAGCCGAAGGTGCCACACGGCTCTGCGGAGTATTACGAGAACCTTGAACGCAAGCTGCAGGACCAAGCTACCAGTAGAGATGGAGACGACGAATTATGGCTACCTCAATACTAGACAACCTATTAGACCAGCATAAGTTCTGGTGGTCCGCCAGGAAGAAGGACGAAGAGCCTCACACTAAGATTGTTGACCTGGTTGAGCGCATTATCAATGAACAGGACTACGTCCGCTCTGCCAACCTTAAGCACCTGCATTCCTACTCCAAGCGGGACTACACAGAGGACGGCAATCGCAACATCCTACCAGCCGGCCCTAGCCCCTACATCGGCGTCAACGCCACACGCTCTGGTGTCGACACCATCGTAGCCAAGGTGACCCAGCAGGACCCCAGGCCCCACTTTAAGACCGAAGGCGGCAACTGGAACCAGCGCAGACGCGCCAGGAAGCTCCAGAAGTTCATTGACGGCCTATTCTACCAGGACAAGTTCTACAAGAAGGCCAGACGGGCGTTCAAAGATGCAGCCATCTTCGGCACTGGATTCCTGAAGCCACGTTTCGAAGCTGGCAAGATTACCTGGGAGCGCGTATGGCCAGGCTCAGTCATCGTTGACGAGGCCTCTGCCATGAACGGCAACACCAAGTCCATGTTCCAGGTTGAGAACATCCCCATCGAAACCCTACTAGCCAAGTTCCCGAAAAGCGCTCCAGAGATAAGCTCCTCCAATCTGACGTACAAGACGACAGGCGAGGGCAACGTCACCACCATGGTCAGGGTCTACGAGGCTTGGCACCTGAAGGACATCCACGGCAAGGGCGGACGGCACGCTATCTGCATCGACAGCTGCACCTTGCTTGACGAGGAGTACACCGAGGACTTTGAGCCCATAGTGAAGTTTACCTGGACGGACAGCCTGGCCGGCTATTATGGCCACGGCGTGGTTGAGGACGTCGCCCCTCTCCAGCGTGAGATGGACTACATCATGAACCGCATCCAAGTAGCCACGCACAACGGCGCCAACGTGTGGCTCATGAAGCCCCGTGGGTGCGACATCCCCAATACCAAACTGACCAATAAGCTGTGTTCGATTGTAGAGTACACGGGCGAACCCCCGCAGTTCTACCACAGCCAGATCATGAACCAGCAAATCTTTGACCATGTGAAGTGGCTAAATGAACTCATCTACAATGTCTCTGGCGTCTCTGCTATGTCGGCTACATCGCAAAAGCCGAAGGGCATTGAATCTGGTAAGGCTCTGCAAACGATGCTGGACGTTGAGTCGCAGAGATTCGCCGAGGTCCAAAAGAACTACGAGCAGTTCATAATCACCTGCACTAAGGTCTGCATGGCCCTGGGCCGCAAGCACTACACCGGCGGCAAGAGTGACTACCAGGTGCGCGTGGACGGCGGCAAGTTCACCGAGACCATTAAGTGGAAAGACGTCAACATGGCTGAGGACGAGTACGTCCTG